TTAACCCGACATTAAGAGAACTTATACAAAAATCAAAAAATTTAGATAAGGAGTTAGAAAAGGCAATATTTGGTGATAAAGGTATTGTTGATATGAGACTATTTGGTTTGGTAAAGGAATTCGACGATGCGTTGGTAGAATTTGTTGGTGCGGTTAAAGCGTGGAAAACAAGATACCTATCAGATGGGTCTATCACCCTTCCAGATGAAAACGGAATAAAATACAACTACCTCAGTAAGGATCAATCAAATAAGACAACAAATATAATTGGACCTAAGAGTGGAACATTAGAATCAATCTTAAAAGTTAAAAGTGCGAAGATTAAAAAGATACAAAACTCGATAAGGGAATTACTTAAAAAATCAAGAAAAGAATTTAAAACCTTTAATGTTAGTGTAAAGAACCCATTAGTCGATATAAATTCATATTACTCTTCAACCGACCCAAAGTTGGGTGGTAAAATTGGTGTGGCCTACGAATTAATAATAGATCACATAAATGAAATTATAACCTCATTTAATCAAGAAAAGAAAAAATTACAAGATAAGGTAGAGGAGAAAATGAACGAAATCGTTAAAACCAACGGTAACGAAGGTTTAGGTTTCGAACCAACAATACGTAATGTTTTTGGTGTTGTTTTGGCAGGTGCAGATACTTACATAAGGTTAATGCAAAACGTACATTTTCGAGCGTATAACGTAAGAGAAGAAAAGAAAAATATTTTAGTTGGATTTTCAGATGAAGCAACTTCCGAAGGTGCGGTTTATCCGTGGCCAGAAGTAAATAAGGTAAGTGACGATAAAAAGAAAATATTGGCATATCCTGCGGAGTTTGATCTGATACGAAAGTTGAGATCAGATAATCCTACGTTATGGCCTGAAGTTGAGTTCGTTGAAGAATACATGGCCGTATCCCAAAGAATTACAGATAATTTAGCGGAAAAGGAGAAGACTTTCGATAAGGTTAGTTTTGAGTTTGAAAATTCAGACCCTAATCAAAACGACCTAAAGAAGATTTCCGAAGTTAATAGTTTAACTGATGTTGTACCTTACTCGGATAAAACATTAGCATCTATGTTCTATGAAATTATAGAAAGATGTAAATATAGTATGTTGTTTGACAGTTTTAATACTGAAACATCGATAAAGGAACTTGCAGATTTAGAATTTAAAACCCTACAATCTATGGTGGAAGGGGATTCGTTCGTTGTGGATATTCTAAAGGAAATCTCAACTTTCAGCCAATTAGAATCTAAACTTGAAAGTTTCTCACCTTTTGAAAGAAAACCATACTATGATGATGGGATTGCCACAGTACCTTATATTTCAGATAACATATACGAATCATTTAAGTTACAAGATTACTCTCCCGACGCATTAGAGTCGGCGGATATGAGTGAAGAGTATGAAAAATTAAAATCTAATTTAGTTGAATACTCTGTAGAAGAATATAGGACTAAAATATACCCTTTTAATTCTACCACATATTTGGACTATATTAATAAGACTTCATTAACAAAGGACGATATTAATTTAAAGAACATTTATAAGGTTAATACAACTAAAGGACTTATACAAACACCCGTAAACCCCGAAGCATGGGTTCGTGATGATTTAAATGATCAAGGTAATTTCTTTAACATAAAATCATACTTAGATATAGGGGGTAATAACACTAACATTAGTTCTGTAATTAATACTCCTTATTTCCATAAATCATTATTTAATGATTTCTTTGGAACAAATAGTTCGGGTAAATATAAATCGTCCGCATACCTACTTCTTAATTCACTACCATATCACGATTTAGACATGGAAATAGAGTTAGAAGAAGGTAAAAAAACAAGGATGTCAAACATCTTTAAAGAGATAAGTTCGACACACTTTATACCATATCACCTTATGGTGAAGTGGGGATCCATCTACCATAGATATAAAACATATGTATTAGATGGTATTGATATAATGAATGATGTTACTACACCAATAGACGGTGGATTGTTTTTCGACATTAATCAGAATCAAACATTTTCAGGAATTACAAGAAATGATCAGACCGATATAGGTATACACCCTTATTATTCGAGTGTGTACCACCAAGTTATTAATGGGTACCTTTATTATGATGTATCAGACACAACACCAACATCGTTTGAAAACACTATTACAAACGGTATTTTACATATAGACTCATTCGAAAAGTTTGGTGGTTTTAAATATTATAATTCATTTGTTGATAATAGTAAGTTTGTTGGTGGTGAAAAAAGATACACTATTTTACCATCTCACGGTACCGCACCAAGACTAGACGGTAGTTTAAATAATGGTTTTAACCCATACTCCACAGACTATAATATAACAGAACAGTATAATTTTAATGTCGATTGGACTTCTCCACATGGTGAAGAGTTCGCGTTTAGTGGAGTGACATTCCCACCATATAATCAATACGTAAGTAAAGACAACAATAACCAAAATCGTACAATAGGTGATAATAATAAAAAAGTTATAGACCTTATTGCAACATTCTCACCCGAAATATTAAATGAGTTTGAAGATGCGTTTATTAAGTTCTCTAGTGAGAAAGTTGATACGTATGAGTCACCAAAACAGTTTGAAACTGTACAATATGATAAATTTCAAGACTTGTTACATGATTTAGTTACGGTAGAAAAGAAGGACGATGACGACTTAACAAATATCGGTAATCAGTTAGCAACAATAACCAATAGACAAATAGAACAACAAAAGTATGTCACTGATATAATGGTTAATTCTAAAAATTTGGTACAATTAACTTTATCAAATCCAAAAGAGTTAAACTTGAATGCAATTAGGACGTTCATTCCACAGAGTGTTAGGATGTATGAAAAGGGATATGAATCATCACAGTTATCAAGTAACTTGAAGTTTATAGAATTATATCTCGGAGAAGACATGGACGGATATTATGAGGAATTCTTTCCGTTAAACGACATGGTCTTAAATGAAGAAAATATAATACACTATAGATCAATAATTCAAATTTATGCGGGATATAGAAAGAATGGGGGTGAGTTAAATAGGGATAGGTTTGTTACATATTTGAATGAATCAATTGCATTACCGTTTGAAGAAAGGGTAATTTCCTTTATCACTAGATTATTGGCTCAATTCCCTGGTTTAAAAAGACGTAAAGATAAAAACAATAACTTAGGTGTATTGAGAACATTCGGTATGGATCCTTTAAAATTGGAAACATATAGTATGTTTAAACTCTTTAACGATAGGTGGTCTTCAGGAAATTCAATAGGACAAAGGTTACTAATGGAAGAGTTCTTATTTTTGGATAAGGCGAATAAAGATATTGGTGATGATTTGTTTTATGATGTAAAAAGACTTGAGGTTTTTGAAAAGGCGGAAAGTCAAAATTTAAAACTATACAATGTTATTTCTCAGATGTTATCAGGAAATAATTTAGATTTTAGGCCACTTCCAGCATATGTTAATTTTTACGGTAACAGATCGGGTAAGACTAAAATAAAAAAATCTGAAGAGGTTGCATCGTTATTATTTGGTAAATTTTTAGATGTTGATGTTGAACATTCAACCCCTAAAATGATCGTTCAATACGTTGGTAAACCCTCATCTCATATTGACACATCAACAATTAGTGAAGAATATAAGTACAAGAATGATACATTTAATGTAGGTGATACAAACAATAATCCTGTATTAATAACCGAACCAAATTACTTTGAACAAGAAAATTTTAAAAATTCCAATAAAGTGGTTGCATTTGAGGTTAGTTTTGGTGATCAAAATCAAGGGATATTTAAATCAATTAGTTTAGACCAATCACAATTCAAAGAGACTTTTGAAAGTAATGTTGCGTTAGAGAACACAGCAAGATCGGAATCAGGATCGGGGGTTGCACAAGTTAGTACAAATCTATACGACATATATAAGGTAAGATCTTATGAATGTACGGTAGAATGTATGGGTAATGTCATGATTCAACCTACCATGTATTTCCAACTTAAAAATGTTCCTTTATTCGAGGGGGCATATTGGATTGTGGAGGTATCCCATAGAATAGAAAACAACCAAATTAAAACAAATTTTAAAGGAGTTAGGATGCCAAAGGCGAGTTTACCTGACCCAAAAGAATCCTTTACTGCATCATATAGAGTTATGTATGATAAGATAATGAAAAGTGCGTTGGCTAAGATTAAATCACTAAATCAAACCGACACTACGGAAATCATATCAACATCTGAAGGTAATTTTAAGACCGATAGAGGTAATAAGATTATAGAGGGAGAAGAACTAATTAAAGAATCTGGTGTAACTAATTTGGGGGTACCATACAATGGTTATAAAAACATCTTGTCAATACAGAAAGTAAGATATAAGAATAAGACTTATTTTAGAAGTATCGTTACTAAATTCGATGGACCAACTAACCTAAACATGTCCTTACCCACACAGGTATCGTCATCAATAACCGTTAATCCTAGTAAAGTTCCATTCACTGAGATAAACCAATCTAGTAATTATTTCTATAGATTGAACTTTTATTCTCCATACATGACAAAGAAAAACAATACAACACCGTCGCAAGTGTCAGATTATTTACTTACTTCTGCATCCACAGAATTCTTTAATCCAAAAAACGGTAGAAGAAAAACCATTGAAAGTTCATCCGTGTTAGACAATTCTGGAGGAGCCACAAGACAAATAACAGGACCCGCAGATCAGGGGGGTTCTAAATTGAATATTGGTGATGGTGCATTATACAGTGGAATTGCACTATCTAAACAACTAATGAAGGATTTAAAACTTCAAGAAGGTGACGTTATTTATTTTAATATCCTATAAAGAGGACAATTAGTAAAAACTTGATATTTATAATAAAAAGAATATTATGAGCAATATCAAAATAGGATCCGCAATTGACGGTTTTTTAAAAAACAAGACGGTTAAGAACCTCAATGAGGAAGGAACGGAACAAGAAGTTTGTGACATGAACACTGGTGAATGTTACACTATTAAAAGTAAAGATGGTCTTGTAGAAAGAATTAATAAAAAATATATTACCGAAGACGGTAGACAATTATTAAGAGATTAAAAGATGAATTTAGAAAAACAACTACACGAAGAATTAATGAGATACCGTAGTATTAATAAGTACGGTAAAAATTTAATACAAGAACAAGAAGAACCTATAGATGATATTCCTGTAGAGGAACCTGTAGATGACATTCCTGCGGAAGAACCTGTTGGTGATGCCCCTGTAGATGACATTCCTGCTGAGGGACCTGTAGATGATATTCCTGCGGAGGAACCAGTAGACGGTGGTATCGAACCAGACGTAGAAGAGGTAGATATTACAGATCTTGTTAACATGACTCAAAATATTAAAAACGATTTAGATTCGTCTAAAAGTGATAATGACCAAGTTATGGGTAAAATGGGTGACCTTTTTTCTAAATTAGATGATTTAGAGAGTAAATTATCTCAAATGGATAACGTAATAACCAAAATAGATGGTTTAGAATCTAAGGTTGAGGACATGAAAGAACCTACACCTCAGGAAAGACTTGAGATGAGGTCGTTGGATTCATACCCATTTAATCAGAATCCTTCTGAGTTTTTCTCACAGAAACAACTTGATATGAAAGCGAGTGGTAAAAATGAATACGTCATAACCAAACAAGATGTGGCGGATTATAACCCAGGAGAAATGAGAGATTCATTCAACCAAGAAAAACCTGATGAAAATGAGGTTGAGTGGTAATGTAAAATTCTTTCTTGAAGTACAATCACAACTTAAAGTACTACATTGGCAAACTAAGAGTCACGCAAAACACATATCTTTTGGAGAGACTTATAATGTGTTAGATGGTCTTATAGATAATTTTGTCGAAATTGCGATGGGTATCTACGGTAGATTTAAATTAGAGGAAGAAGAAACACACATATCTATTCAAAACCTTTCTGATGTTGACGTACTTGGAATGATCAAGACTGTGAGGAGTAGTTTACAACAAATAGAAATAAATCCGAAAGACACAGATCTACTTAATATTAAAGACGAAATGTTAGCTCAGATCAACAAACTATCTTATTTACTGACACTTAAGTAAAAAATACTACATATAAAAAAATTAATAAAGTTCAAGGGGTTGACTCTTGGACTTTTTTTGTGTATCTTTTTTATATAACATTAATAAATTAAAATTTAAAAATTATGAGTTCAATCGACGCAATTCTTTCTCAGTATGAGAAAAACACGCAACCAGCCGCAGGCGGCAACAGAATTTCCAGTGAGGAAAGACTTAAAAAGTACTTCACTACAATTCTTCCTAAAGGAACACAATCAGGACAAAAGAGAATTAGAATTCTCCCAACAACTGACGGTACAAGTCCGTTCCAAGAAATCGCATTCCATGAAGTACAAGTAGATGGGAAA